AGATTTAAAGAGATGGTCTAATCAAGGTATACTTATGCTAAATACAGCTCTTACAACTGAAGTTGGAAAGATTGGTAAACATTATGAAATATGGGCTCCATTTGTAGCTTATATTTTTGATTACCTTAAGAATTTTCATCCAGGACTTGTATATGTATATATGGGTAAAAAATCTCAAGAGTGGGCAGACATGTGTGGAGAAAATTGTACTAAATTTATGGTTTCACATCCTGCAAGTGCTGCTTATAATGGTAGCAAATGGGATTCTAAAGGTGTATTTCAAGAAGTACAAAGCACTGTTAAACATTTATATAACTATACAATTCATTGGTAATGCAAGAAGTATTCAGTAAAATATTACAACAAAAACTTACACCTAATGGTATGTATGTTTTGTTTTGTATTAAAGAGAAAGTAAAATGCTCTGATTCTGTAAATTTTAACCTTGAAGTTTTAAAACTTAAATCAGGTAATTACTTAACTGAAGATTTGCAATTGTCCGATAATACTCTTAAATTTATAGAAGAAATTGAAGGTTACTTCAAGAAATCTAAGAAGAAAACATCTAAAAACCTTATGGGTGATGATTTTCTAGACAATATTAAAACTTATAATGAATGCTTTCCGGCAACTAAATTGCCAAGCGGTGTTTATGCAAGAGTTAATATAAAAAGTTTAGAAAATGCATTTAGATGGTTCTTTGAAACATTTGATTATTCATGGGAAACAGTAATTCAAGCCACTGAAAAATATGTAGAAGAGTATTCTATTAATAGATACAACTACATGCGTAACTCTCAGTACTTTGTTAGAAAGCAGAATACAGATAAAACCTGGGATTCTACACTAGCAACTTATTGTGATATGATTTCACAAGATGATTATGAAGCACCAGTTTTCTTTAAAGAAAAGATAGTATGATTAGATTTAAATTATTTTTAGTTGCTGCAATAGGAACTCTTGTTTCCTGGTTGTTTATAAAGACTCTACTTATTGAAGTGTCTTTAATTCAATTTTTAGCAATTGAATTAATAGTGGGTTTATCTCACTACATCTATAATGATGTAAAAAGTAAGTTAACAACTTAATCCAAATGTATGGCAGATTTATTTAACGGTGCCCGGGCTCTGAAGCCTGTGAGTGAAAGAGACGCTCTTAGAAAAGCCCTTCTTAAGATGAAGGCTAGAAGATCTGGTGAGCTAAAGTCACTTAAAAGTTCATGGCCCAAATTTAATGATGCCTTCTGTGATGGATTGGAATGGAGAACTATCACCGTAGTAGGTGCTAGGCCTGGCACAGGTAAGACTTTATTTATGGAACAGTTAATTTCTGATATTATTCAGGAGAATCAAGACCATAAGTTTAGAGTACTTAAGTTCCAGTTTGAAATGCTTGATGAGACCAATGGTATCAGAAAGCTGAGTCTGAATACTGCTTCTGATTACAATACATTAATGAGCAAGGGTGAGCCCGTGGATAAGGATCTATATGCAAAATGTGTTCAGTATTATGAGGAAACTGCTAATACTGATGTCATAGATGTAGTATATGATCCGTGTACTGTGGATGAGATGTGTGCAACTATACATTATTATATGGAAGCTCACAAAGATGAAGATGGGAACTACACAAATGCTCTGGTTACTATTGACCACTCCGCTTTACTTAAAGTAGGGAAAGGTCAGAGAGATAAGTTTGAAGTATTATATGCATTAGGGGAAGCTCTAACATATATGAAGAAACATTATCCTGTGGCATTTCTTGTTTTAAGTCAGTTGAATAGGAATATAGATAATCCAGACAGATCCAAAGATGGTGACTATGGGAATTATGTATTAGATTCTGATTTATTTGGAGCAGATGCTCTATTACAACATGCTGATGTAGTACTTGGTATTAACAAACCTTCTATCAGAAAGATTAGGTTCTATGGTCCTGAAAGATTTATAGTGAATGATGAAGATTTACTTGCATTTCACTTCTTAAAGTCTAGGAACGGAACAACTAGGTTAAGCTTCTTTAAGCTAGATAGGGGTAACATGAGGATAATTGAAATAGAAACACCTCCGCAAGCAACAAAAATTAAATTATAATTATGACAAGAAAAGAAAAAGAAAAAGAGTTCTTTGCTTATCACATGGATAAGTTTAGAAAAGCTGAAATCTCTAATCCATTCTTTACTCTGAAGACTGCGTTCTTTCAGAAGGGTAAATATGGTAGACAAGTTCAGCTGTTTGAAGGAGAGTTAAAAAGAGGTGAAGATATCTTTATTGAATTTATTGATGTTAACAGAGATGTTAACGGTAAAGAAATTGGGATTGAATCAGCTTTTGAAGAAAGACCTCTATTCAAGTACAAAAGCAATCCTTACTTTGCTGAAGAATATGATGTAAAGGAAGGTACAAACTCTATGGGAGAAAACTATTTTGCTTATACAATTCCATTGTCTGAGTTAATGGTAATTATGCCGGACGGTTCTGAGATTACTTATAATCTTTATGAGAAAAGAAAAGCTGAAGCTCCTAAAGAGCAAATAAGCCTTTCTGTATTTCCTGACTTTGAAGATGAATTTGTTCCAAAGCTTAAAGATGTAAGCTTAGATGCTGAGGATTCAGTTTCTGATATTCTTTTAAGAATTGCTAAAGATTTTGAAAAACTAGCACAAACACTAAAAGCATGAGTATAGTACTTCCAACTACAAAAGTAAAGGCTGAGAGAGTTAATCCAAAAAGATTAATTATCTATTCTAAGCCAAAGACAGGTAAAACAACAGCATTTGCTGGTCTAGAGAATAATCTTCTTATAGATTTAGAAAATGGTGCTGATTATGTAGAAGCTCTTAAAGTAAAAATTACAAGCCTTCAAGAACTACTTGATGCTGGTAAAGCTATTAAAGCTGCAGGCAATCCGTATAAGTATCTTACTATAGATACTGTAACTGCATTAGAGGATATGGTGATGCCTTTAGCCATCAAGCTATACCGTAACACCAGCATGGGTAAGAACTATGATGGGGACAATGTATTGTCTTTAGCAAATGGTGCAGGTTACTTATATTTAAGACAAGCTTTCTTTCAAGTTTTAGATTTTATTGATACTTTAGCTCCCCACATTATTTTGTCTGGCCACATCAAGGACAAACAAGTTGATGACAAGGGAGAGATGGTTCTTGCAGCAAATATAGATTTGACTGGTAAGATTAAATCTTTAATCTGCGCTAATGCAGATGCAATTGGTTATATGTACAGAAAGGGTAACAAAACTATTTTGTCATTCAAGACAAATGAAGAAGTTACTTGTGGTGCAAGACCAGAACATCTAAGAAATGAAGAGATAGTAGTTACAGAGATGAATGAACAAGGAGAACTTGAGTTCCACTGGGACAAAGTATTTATTTAATTATTAAAAACAAAAGAAAATGGCATTAAGCACAACTGATTTGGGCACAGCAGGCTCAGGACTACCAAAGACAATTACACCAGGTAATCATGTATTAAAGATTAATAGCATTGAACTTGAAGAATTCAAGTTTATTCCTGGAGCATATCATCTTATGTTACATGTAGAAACTGCACCTATTGAAGGTTTTGAAGGTTTTATGATTGACAAAGATGATGAGAGCAAAGGAAGATACCAGGGTCAAATTGGTAGAGTTAAAGCAAGTCAATATGCATTTGCTGATGGTGAAACTAAGACTGGTATTAAGATTCAGAGAGATAGATCTATCTTGATCTTCTTAAGAACTCTTGCTCATACATTACAACTTGATTCTTGGTTTGTTGAACAAGATGGTAAACATGAGACTATTGAAGACTTTGTTAAAGAATTCAGTAAAACTGCAGACTTTAGAGAAAAGTATCTTGAGTTTTGTGTTGCTGGTAAAGAATATGAGGGTAAAACAGGTTATACTAACTATGACATGTGGTTACCAAAAGCAGAAGGAAAGAAGTATGCATTTGGTGCTGAACAAGATGATGTAGTCATTGTATATAATGAAACTAAACATCTTAAGAAATTAGAAGTTAAAGAAGTTAAATCTTTTGGTGATGAGGATGATGTATTTCATAAACCAAAGACATCTTCTGATTTTAGCTTAGACTAATAACTACTCTTATAATGAGGGAGTTCAGTCTTGGGCTCCCTTTTTATTTTATTGGCTATGATTTCAACTAAGAACTTAGTATCTGATTTACAGGATGTACCCAGAGAATGGGTATTTGAATACTATTTAAACTTAAAAGAGAAACTTATTGGTCAAGACATAAAGATGCTTTCCGCATTTAATGTAAAGGACAAAGTTCCAAGCATGTTTATATACCGCAATGGGGATCACTACAAGTTTAAAGATTTCTCTTCTGGCTTTCAAGGTGATCAAATTGAACTTGTTAAATGTTTATTTAACTATGATACAAGATTCAAAGCAGTTAATAGAATACTAACTGACTATCAGGAATATCTTAAGTATAATGCACCTGCAGAAAGAGGACCGATTCAATTTCATGATAAGTTCAAGGTAACAGATTACCAAATGAGACACTGGAATTCCCAAGACTCTAAGTTTTGGATGAGTTTTAAGATTTCTTCAACTGTGTTGGAGAGATATAATGTTGTCCCATTGGAGTTCTTTACTATGGAAAAGACTGCTATTGATGGTACTATAGTATCTTATAGGTTTACAAGATCTTATGTTTATGGTTATTTTAGACAGGACGGTGAATTGTATAAGATTTATATGCCTAAAGTCCCAGAGAAGAAGTTCATTAAGATCCAGAACTATACACAAGGTATGGATCAACTGCAATATGATTCCAAGTATTTACTGATTGTTTCTTCACTTAAAGACCTTATGTCTTTCAAGAAGCTTGGTATTGGTAACATAGAATGTATTGCTCCGGACAGTGAGAATACAATGATTGGAGAATCTGTTATAAATAAACTTAGAGAGAAGTATGCTAAGATAATTGTACTGTTTGATAATGATGAGCCTGGCATTAAAGCTGCTCAGAGATATCAGGATAAGTACAATATTCCATATGTATTACTTGACATGTCTAAGGATTTATCAGACTCTGTCAGAGATCATGGTATTGAACCTGTGAGAGATAAGTTATTATCTTTACTAAAACAGATAGTATGAGTTGGTTATATAAAGGTGAAGTATTTAATGACAGCAAAATTCCAGATGGTGCTGTAGGTTTCATTTATGAAATGGAAGCAATCATTGATGGTAAAGCAGTCCGTTATATTGGCAAGAAGAATTTTCATTCTATAGTTAAGAAAAGACTTGGAAAGAAAGCTATTGCTGCAATGACAGATAAAAGAGCATCTAAATACACTTTTATTACTAAAACTAACTATGAAAATTATTACAGCAGTAATCAAGTGCTACAGGATGCACATAAAGCAGGAATTCCTATAAAGAGATTTATGGTTAGGATATGTTTCTCAAAGACAGAGCTAACATATCATGAAACTAAA